AGGCGGAACAGCTTTACATGGTTACGAATTAAACGAGCATGGCTTAATGGCTGCTTACAGTTTATTAGGCGTAAGCAACAGAGCATACGTTGTTCGTGCAGATATTGACTTAGGTCAGTTAACTGGCAGTGCAGGACGTCCTGCAGGTGATCCAGCTAACGGAACACATTGGCTCAATACTACAAAAACTAAATGGGGAATATATCAATGGTCCTCAAACACACAGGCATTTACTAATAAAGTTCCGATTACAATTACTGCCGCAACTGATATGGATACTGGAATTCCAAAAGCACATATTGGTTCGATTGGTGATTACGCAGTTGATGCTTCAACAACAAACAACAAAGTATTTGTAAAAACAACTGCAAGTGGTTGGATTGAAGTTGGAACATCTACATGGTACACTAGTTGGGCAACCACAACCGGTACAGTAACAAATCCAACAGTTACACTTTCCGATGTTCTTACAATTAACGGTAATGCAATTGCAATGTCAAGCACAACTTCTTCACAAGTAGTTGCAGACATTAATGCAGCCTCAGTTACAGGTGTTACTGCCGCATTAAATTTATCAGGTAATATTCGTATATTTGGTGATTCAACTACTGCCGGTGGAACAATTATAATTTCCGGGTCTGGTACAGTTTTAGCAGATATTGGTTTAACAGCAGGTACATTTTATATTCCAGCAATTAGTATTGCTCCACACACTTCTATTCCAGAATGGCGCACAGGAGATGCAGCAAAAAGACCAACTGGTAGTTTATGGATTAAATCAACTAGCTCAAACATTGGTGCAGATATTGATGTTAGTGCATACAGTTCGATAACTGATCTATTTGCAGATAAGAATGCAAAGTTATATACATCAGAAGCAGCTGCAATGTATGATATTGATGCAATTGGCGGCGGATTAAACGTTGCAGTTGGTCAAGTAATGGCAATGGCAGAACAAACATCATTAGGTTCGATAACTTATAAATTATACTCACGTTTAGTTAAAGGTGAAACAGTAGTTACAGGTAACTTAGTTGCACCTACATTTAGTGTATCTGATGCATTTAGTATTACTGCTTCAGGTAAGAATACTGCAGCAACTACTATTGTATCAGTGGTACTAACATTAACAACTAAAGAGGGCTTTGTAGACAAATTTAATGCTGCAGCAGTTCCTTATGTAACTGCTAAATTAGCAGATACTGGTGCAATTGTAATTACACACAGTTTAGGTGGATATGTTCTATTAGATGAAACAACAGGTACTCCAATTGCGGACGCAGGTTTTACAAACACTAATACATATGCAAGAGATGATGTAACAGGTGGTGAAATTGTTTTAAGTAACTTTCAACCATTAACATATATTGTCGGAGCAACACAACCTACTGCAAATCCAGTAAACAAACGCATGTGGTATCAAAATGTTACTAACGAAATTGACATTATGATTCATAACGGTACAACCTGGAAAGGTTATCAGGGCGTAACTGTTGACGCAAGAGGTTATGATTTATCTCTAACTAGTCCAGGTGGACCAATAGTTGGAGCGTCGGCTCCGTTGTTACAAAGTGATAAATCAGCACTTGTTAATGGCGATTTATGGATTGACACAAGTGATTTAGAAGACTTTCCATTACTTAAACGTTATCAAACAGTAGACGCTGAGCAGAAATGGGTTGTAGTTGATAAGAGTGATCAAACAAGTAGTGATGGTATCTTATTTGCTGACGCACGTTATATGGGCGATACAACAACTGATGTTGTTACAGGCACAGTAGCACCGATTACAACACTGTTAACAAGTGACACAGTTGACTTAGACGCACCAAGTGCTAGTCTTTATCCACGTGGTACATTATTGTTTAATACAAGACGTAGTAGTTACAATGTTAAAGAGTTTAGAAGAGACTATTTTAACGCAGATGCTTTTCCTGGTAAAGTATTACCAACAGAGACAGATGCATGGGTAAGTATAGCCGGTAACAAAACTGATGGTTCTCCTTATATGGGAAGAAACGCAGTACGTCAAGTTGTTGTAGAAAAAATGAAGTCAGTTATTGATACAAGCGGCGAATTACGTGAAGATCAGAGAAACTTTAATATATTAGCAGCTCCTGGATATCCAGAAGTAATGGCAAATTTAATTGCATTAAACAATGACAGACGTAATACTGGATTTATTATCGGTGATACACCAATGAGATTAGGTGCAAACAGTACTGATATTCAGAACTGGGCTTTAAATAGTAATTTAGCTTCGGATAATAGTGATGCTGGTTTAGTTAGTGCTGATACTTATATGGGTTTATTTTATCCAAGTGGTATTTCAACTGATTTAGACGGAAACAGTATTATGGTTCCAGCAAGTCATATGATTTTAAGAACATTAATACGTTCAGATGATGCTAGTTATCCATGGTTTGCTCCGGCAGGCGTAAGACGTGGTATAGTTGACAATGCTACAGGAATTGGTTACTTAGATAAAACAACAAGTGAATTTGTTGCAACAGGTGTACGTGAAAGTTTACGTGATACATTGTATAGCAATAGTATTAATCCAATATCATTCTTTCCGGGTAACGGAATACTTAACTACGGTAATAAGACTCGTACAGCAACTGCTAGTGCATTAGATCGTATTAACGTTGCACGTTTAGTTGCTTATATACGTGAGAGATTAGCGGTTATTACTAAGCCGTTTGTTTTCGAACCTAACGATAAGTTAACACGCGATGAAGTTAAGCAAGTTGTTGAACAATTAATGAATGACTTGGTCGCAAAAAGAGGTTTATACGATTATTTGGTAGTGTGTGATGAATCTAACAATACATCAGATAGAATAGATCGTAACGAATTATATATTGATATTGCAGTTGAACCTGTTAAGGCAGTTGAATACATTTATATTCCAGTTCGTATACAAAACACAGGCTCTATCTAGAGCTTGTGATGTATGAATTAGCAGTAACAACATTGACTAAATACTAATAAGTAGGAGCAAAAAATATGTCAGTAAGTTCATTAAGCAAATTTACAGTACCTTTAGCATCGGATCAGTCCGCATCAGCTCAAGGTCTGTTAATGCCAAAATTAAAATATCGTTTCCGTATAAGTTTTGAAAACTTTGGTGTTTCAACTCCACGTAGCGAATTAACAAAACAAGTAATTGATTTTACTCGTCCAAGTGTAACATTTGAGCCAATTCCGATTGATATCTATAACAGTAAAGTATATATCCAAGGTAAGCATGAATGGGAAACAGCAACAGTTAATCTGCGTGATGATGCATCGGGACAAGTTGCAAAACTAGTTGGTGAGCAAACACAAAAGCAGTTTGATATGATGGAACAATCAAGTGCAGCATCGGGTATTGATTACAAATTCGTTACACGTTGTGAAGTATTAGATGGCGGAAACGGCGCTAGTGCACCAAACGTACTTGAGACTTGGGAATTATACGGTTGTTTCGTTACTAATGTAAACTATGGTGATTTAAGCTATGCAAGTAGTGAAGCAGCAACTATTGCAATGACAATTAGATTTGATAATGCAGTACAGACACCGATTGGTTCTGGAATTGGTGCTACAGTAGCAAGAACAATTGGTGAGGTTGTTACAGGTTAATAGAGTTAGGATTTTGTAATGAGTGTATTAAACTCTTTTCTATCTGCTCTTGAAACTGGGGATAATGTCCGAGATTTCCGACATGCATCTAAAACCTTTGTTGACAGTGGTTACCGTCTTGCTCCAAAACATAGATTTTTATTCCATGTTACATTTGGGATAAACCAAGGTATTGGATTTCAATTTCAAGGTAGAGAAAATCTCGAGGCAAGCTTCTTGGTTAAAAGTGTTGATTTGCCTAAATACTCCTACGATTTACAGCAACACAATCAATATAACAGAAAACGTTACTCATACAATAGGATAAATTATGAGCCAGTTCGCTTAACATTCCACGATGATAATGCTGACACAATTCGAAATATGTGGTATGCATATTATGCATATTATAATAATGATCCAAACTATGAAAGTAGTGGAACATATGCATTTAAAGACACATATTCAAAAATGCCAAATTCAGTAAGAAATTGGGGTTTAGATCGTAACAGTGGTAATTTCTTTAGTTATATTAAAATTTACAGTCTCTATCAAAAGAAGTATACAGAGTATTGGTTAGTTAACCCTGTTATTGAAAGTTTTGAACACGATAGGCACGATTATGCTGATAGTGCTGGGTTATTAGAAAATAATATGGCGGTTCGTTTTGAAACTGTTAAATACAGGTCAGGACTAATTGCAGGCGACGGTCCTACCGGATTTGGTACTACACATTACGACAAGACTGCAAGTCCTTTAACACCACAAGGTGGCGGAACAACTAGCATATTTGGCCCTGGAGGTTTAGTAGATGCCGCGGGCACTATTGGAAGTGATTTAGCAAGTGGAAGTTTAAAAGGCGTAGCAAGTGGAGTATTAACAGGTTTAAGAGGTGCTAAGAATCTTAAAGGTGCTAATCTTAAAAATATGTTAAAATCAGAGCTCACTGGTATGGCAACAAACGCACTTAGAGGGAATAATCCTATTGGTAATTTTAAGTTTCCAGGAAGTGGCGCAGGAAAAACTGGAGGCGCTAATCCTTTACCTAACGTACCTAAAGTAGGAGTAGTAGCAAATGCTTTTATTCCACCTTCGCAAAATAAAGTTAAAAGTAACGGTAACGCAATACAGGCCAATTTAAAGCAACCATCTGGTTCCAGCCTAGGCGGATTTAATCTTCAGTCATTGGAAGCAAAAGCAAAAGGAATTTTTGACTTAGGCGGCGGGATAATGTCTAACGTAACTAAAGTAATGGGCGGCTTGACTAATTATGCTGATATTCCAGGA